TCACCCTTTTTTACATCCGCGACAAAAGAGCCTGTGATGTTCGGCAGTCCGGCCTCCACGGTGCTGCCTGCTGCGTGGCCGCTGCCAGCACCCATCAGCACGCGGTTAAACGCAATCTCCTGCCATGTACCGCCAAACAGTGCGGCGGGACTGGTGTAACTGGTGCTCTGGTAGATGCTGCCCACTGGGTAGGCAGTTAGTTTGTCCACTTCCGGGATTACAAAGTCACAACTCAACACACCTTTATCGGAAACTCTTAGCCCATCTCCTACAATGATACCGCCTAGCTCTGTTGTCGTTGCAGGAGGAAGGGTGTATTCCTGAGCATCGGCGCTCAGCATTCCATCTTCGGTCACAGAAAGTCCACTGCCCACCTTGATTCCGCCAAGTGTTGTGGATGTAGCCGGTCGAATATTCAGATTCTTTAGGGCTTCACCCACGGCCTTTGCGTCAGCTGGGGCATTTTCTACCGTTAGCGTCTTATCGGTGCTTACGATGGCGGCGGCACGATCGGCGGCATCTTCTGCTTTTTTCTGTGCAGCCTCCGCTCCGGTCTGGTGTTCCTGCGCAGCATTTGCAGACGCTTTCGCATTTTTTTCGCTCTCCGCAGCATTTGACGCGCTGCCTGCGGCAGCAGCAGCTTTCTGAACAGCCGTGCCGGCAGCATCTTGGGCAGCAGACACAGATTTTGATATCTCATTGAGTGCTTCACCCTGCTTTTTGCTTAGCTCTTGCAGGGATTCTGCTTTCTTGTTACCAATCGCGGAAAGAGCACCACTTTTTTCAGTGTTGATCTCGTCCGTCGCTTCGGATTTCGCCGTATTGATTGCAGACACAGCCGTCTCTTTGGCTGCTTCGGTGTCCTGACTTGCCTTCTCCGCTTTCGCTGCGCTGGTAGCCGCTTCATCGGCTTTTTGGGTAGCCGTGGTGGCAAACTGCTCCACATACTCCATGCCCTGGGCGATATCCTCGCGCACCTCGATGCCGAGGATGGCCGTGCGAATGCCGTCGATGATCTCCTTGAAGGTTTTTGTCAAAGGTTCTTCACCTCCGTGCGTACATCATAAATGGTGTCTTTCTCAAAGTTGAATGTGTCCCACAGCCATGCGCTGCCCATGTATGCGGTGAGGTTGTAGTTGTAGGGGTTGCACACTGCGGTCAGGGTGACAAGGGCACTGTGCTCCTTGCGCTGCATGGAAACGGTGCAGAACCCGCGCCAGAAGTACGCATCTTTTTTGAAGCGGAACCACACCCACTGCCCCTGCAGCAGGGCTTCCAGCTCTTTTTGCAAAACGTCCAACTGGTCTTTGGGCCGCAGGCAGGTGGCCTGCACCGTGATCTGGCGCTTTGAGTAGTGCAGCTTGCCATCCAGCGACCGGCTCAGATCCAGAGGGCGGCCCGCGCCGGGAACGTTCACCAGCATGGAGAGTGTTTCCGCCTTACCCACCTGCGGGTAGCCCCTATTGATCAGCAGGCCAAAGCGTTCCAGCAGGGAGACGGTGCCGCCGCCCTGCAAAATGAGCACGTCGTTGAAGCGGCTGCTTTCGCGGGCGATCTGCTCGATTGCCTTATAATCGGCCAAAGCATTCACCTCCTCACGGCGCGCATACCACGCTGATGCTTACCTCCGCCGTGATATCGCCGGGAGTGAGCTCCACCGAGAACTGCCCTTCCCGGCGCTGATCAGGTGTACGGGAAAAGTAAAATTCCAGCCACCGGCCCTGCAAGGCATTTTCCAGCCCGCTGCGGATGGTCTCCCACTGCTCTTTTGGTCGCAGGCAGACGAAGCTCAGCGGAACGGTGCGCTGTTTGAAATGCACCTTGCTGTCCACCGCCTGCGTAAAATCCAGAACCATATCGTAGCCGGGCGGGTACTCCTGCAGGCTTTCCACGGTGGGGGCATTGATCTGCCTGCCCTCTTTTTTGAGCCACAGGCCGAAGGTGGAGCGCAGAGAGATAAAGTTTTCACCCTGCTGCACCAGCACGTCATTCAGGCGCGGGTTTTGGGCCGCTGCGGCTTCCAGTGCGGCATAGTCTTTCAAGAGTAGCTCACCTCGCTCCCATCGTCTACGGTCTGCACCGGCGCAGGCTCTTCTACAGCTGCGGGGCTGTAGGTGAGGGTCTGGCCGTCCCACACATAGTCTGCGCCGCCGTTGGTGGTCTCGGGGAACTCGTCGAAAAGGACTTCATTAAAAGGCAGCGGGTCTGGGATCACACTTTCATGCGCCCACCCGCCCTCGTAAAGCCTGCCGTCTGAGCAGATCTTGCATTTGAATTTGTAACCGTCTTTTTTCATAATCCCTCACATAAAGCCGTACAGCTCTATCGGTATACACACAGAATTATTGCCAGCCCATCCGTCAAGTGACGGGCTTTCCAGACTGAAAAAAGTTGCCACGCCAGCAACGCCAGTCGTGTAATTAGATGTTCGTTCCTGCCCGGATCCGAAAATAATGCCTGATTTTTTTACCGTGACATCTCTGCGATGAACCGTGTTCCACGGGTACACCAACGAGTAAGTCATGCCATTGACCGGAAGCACTACTGACACAGGGCCTGCACCGCCTCCGCTCGCAAGCCAGGTCTTGTCTTTTTTGCTTTCAAAGGTGATGAGCACCGCGGAATAGCTGCTCAGGTCAAGCGCAAGAGTGGTCGCTGAAAAAAGATCCAGCTTTCCCCACGAATAGATGGGCTTTTGGTTTTTGATGCCGTGGAAAGTGATCGCGCCGCTGCTGATGGTGCAGCTGCCCGCTCCGTCGGTGATGGAGACGCTCTTTGCCGTGATGTTGACCATGCTGCTGCCCGAAAGCACCTTCACTCCGCTGTTGGTGATCTGCACCTTTTTGTCCGGTAGGCTCTCATGCCCCACGATCAGTCCCGAGGACGCATCAAACGAGAGGAAGTTTGTAGCCGTCTTGGCGGCATCGGCCACGGCAGCGTTGTTGGACTTTTTATAAGCGTTCAGGTTTTTCAGCAGGGCTTCGGTAGAATTGGCACTGGCGGCGGCCTGCTCTTCCAGAAGGTTTGTGCGGCCCATGTTTGCGGCCTGTCGGTCGGTGAGGGTGCGGCGGGTCATGCCAAAGGAATACTCTTTTTTGTCCGGATGGTCGAACGGCTCCACAAGCTTTGTGCACAGCATGATTGCATCCACACTGTGCGGGGCACTGATGATATGGGCATAGCTGGCAAAAGTGAGCCGGTCGAGGATGCTGCCATCTTCGGTCTGTCCGTACCCGGCATCCACCAGGTCTACAGCTTTTACGGTATAGCTGATGATCATCGCATAATTCTGCTGCAGGTCCTGCACGCCAGCGGCAAAGGTGTCGTTGTCGCTGTCCGTATCCTGCTCCCGGATCTTGGAGACGATGCCGAACTTTGCGGCAGCGGCATCGTTCTGGATCCAGCCCTCTTCGAGGTTGTAGCTCCACCCGGCCGGCAGATACTTTGCCACGGTAGCCGCGTCGGTGTCCATGATGCCGTAGCGTTCCTCGTGGTCTTCGTCCGAGTCGTGGGAGTGGTCTTTCCACCACATGAGCTTGTAGTACCACTTCGTTTTTTTCACGGTGTGCTTGTTGCCCACCGGGTAGATGCGGGTGAAAAGGTCGTTTGTGTCGGTTTTTTCGGTCAGATCCAGAAGGTTCACACCATACTCGATGTTCTGGTTCACCTGCCGCTTCGCTTCCACCGCCTGATCGCAGTAGTTGAGCACGTTGTTGCCTGTGGCAGCATTGAAGGTGCAGTAGGCGTAACCGCCAAAGACCTTCAGCACCAGCTTGTCGATGATATCCCAAATGCTGCCGTAGTCCTCGCCCACGCCATATTTGTCCGCGTCTCCAAAGTGCACCTGCAGGTCACCCAGCGCGGCAGTGATGGTGCCCAGCTCAAAACGCCTCATTTGGTCTTGCACCTGCTCGTTGTGGGCATCCACAATGTGCTGCAGGAACTGCTTTAACGTGCCCTCGTAGTTGAAGGGTGTCACGCAGGAATCGTTGAAGAAGCTCAGCGCGCCCTCGCAGTAGATCACGCGGCGGTTGTACCAGTCCGCTTCGTGGTTCAGGATGCGCCCGCGCCAGATTTCCTTGCCGTCCTGCTTTGCCACCACCACGGTGGACATTTTCTGCAGCATGCTGTACTGTGGGTGGTCCCGGGGCATGGTAAAAACAAGGCTGCCGCCCTTGCTCACCTCGCGGGTAAGCTTGGGCGACAGCACCAGTGCCTGCGTGTTGCCGGGGCGGTAGATCAAAAGCTCAGCGTCCGGGTTGCCGAACGGGTAGCCGTAAATCTCATACATCTACATCAATTGCCCCTTTCGGATAAAATCTGCATCTGGCCCAGTTCCGCGTTCATGCCGGGGGCCATCTTGCCAACCAGCGTGCCGTCATCCAGCACAATCTGCTGGTTCGCCACGTCGGGCAGATACTGCTGTACCACCTCGGTAAGGCGGGCCATCTGCTCCTGCATTTTGGCCTGGTAGCCCAGCACAGCGCTGTTGTTCGGGTTGAAGGTGTAAGGGTCTGTGCGGTAGTCGTAGCCCGCAAAGGCCCGCTCGTTGCCGTACCAGTAGGCATCCTGCAGGTCTTTGTAGGACATAGCGGAGGAAACGGTATCTTTCTCCTTGTTTTTGGTCACAAGCTTGTAGATGCCGTAGCCCACCGCGCCCACGCCCAGCACCGCCAGCAGGATCATGCCGATCTCTGGCACGGAAATGCCCAGCGCCGCAAGGCCGCTTCCGGCGGCTCCCGTGGCGGCTGTACCGGCGGCCGCGGTGCCGCCGATGCCGAGGAGTTTGCCGATACCGGACAGAGCACTGGAACCCGCCAGCGCCTTGCTAAGCCCGCCAGAGATGTTGTTGGCCAGATGAATGCCCAGCTGCCAGGCGGTTTGAGCCAGAGTGCTGCTGCCATCCAGCAAGATCTTATTGATCTGCTGGATGATGGCAAGGCCCGCACTTTCGATCTGCTGCTTGGCAGAAGGAGCCAGACCGGCATACAGGGCAGAAAGCGCCCACTCGCCCACCGAAAGCCAGTCCTGCTTTTTTACGGCAGAAACCAGCGTATCAAAGGTGCCCAGGATGCCTTTGTCCGCCTCGGTCTGAAATTCCTTCCACAGTCCCGAAAGACTGGACGCGGAAGCTTCCTTGATGGTCTCCGTGGTGGTCCTTGTCTCATCTGCGGCGATGTTCGTGACCCTTTCCCTGGTCACCAGAAGCCCGTTCACAATATCAGTGCACGTCTCGGTGATGACCTGTTTCTGCTGGGTCGTTTCATCGGTCAGGGTCTCAGTGATGGTTTGGGTGGTGGTCTTGATGCCGTTCTGCACGGTGTCAAAGGTGGATGTAACCGTATCCCGGACAGTAGCCGCGATCTCTTCATAGGTTTTCTGTGTCTGGGCGGTAGTTTTGCCCTGCTCAGTGACGTACCTGGTGACTTCCTTGTAATTCTTCACCACGCCGTTCACCAGCTCCTTGCCAGACTCGGTCACCGTGCGGGTCACACGGTCGTACTCTTCGCTGCCTTTGCGCAAGTGCTCGGTCAGCTCGGTGGTTTGAGTGGTCACCTTGCCCAGAGCGTTGGTGCTCTCGCTGTGCCCGGCATCCTGCAGAGACCACAGCAGGGTCTCACTGACCGTCTTGGCGGCGCTTTTGGCCTTCTCGGCCGCAGTGGCTGCAGCATTGCCAGACTTGGTATAGGCAGGAATGGCGATATCTGCCACAGCCTGAGCGCTGTTGGCAAGATCATCGTTGGCATCTGCCCAGGTGGCGGCCCAGTCGATCTTGCTGCCGCCCTTGGCGTTTTCTGCAATGGAAGCGCCTGCTGTGCCTAAAATAGAGCCGATGCCAACGGCACCTCCCTTGCCGGTCAGGCCATTGGTAAAGCTCTTGATCAGGTTTTTGCCCCACTGTACAGCCTGCGCGGGCAGGTTTTTGATCCAGTTCAGTGCACTGGAAAAGCCGCCCTTGAAGGCCTCCAGCAGGCTGCTGCCCATGCTCTTGATGCCATTGCCGATGCCTTTCAGGATGTTAGCACCAAGACTTACCCAGTTGATGGCCGAAATCACGGACAGGATCGCCTGAAAGATCTTCTTCCAGTTGGCCAGCAGAGACGGAAATGCCTGTACGATGCCAGTCGCCAGCTGCACGACGATGGAAATGCCCTCAGCCAGGATCTTCGGCATGTTATCGTTGATGATACCTGCCAGATTGATGATGATATCCGGTGCATAGGCGATCAGCTGTGGCAGGCCCGCGATCAGGCCGTTCAGCAGTTGGGTGATAAGATTCAGGCCAGCGTCCACAAAGCTGCCTGCGTTGGCGCGCAGCTGCTCGGTGAACACCAGCAGCTGAGGCAGGGCATTGGAGAAAAACTCTGGGATGCCCTCAGCAAAACCACTGGCCAGCGAGTTGACCAGCTCTGTGCCGCTCTGCAGAAGCTGCGGCACCAGTGAATAGACCACCTCCGGGATGCCAGCCAGTACGTTGCCCACCATTGGCAGCAGGTTGTCCACCAGATAGGTCTTGGACGTCTCCACCAGCGCAGCCAGCGGAGCGGAGAGGTCTGCGCCTGTGGACAGGCTGGACAGCACGTTCTGGAACGCCGCACTCATGGCCGAAAAACTGCCGGTGAGGGTGGTGGTGGCTTCCTTCGCCGTGGTACCGGTGATATCCATTTCCTGCTGGATAACATGAATGGCGCTGTACATGTCGGCCAGGTTTCCCAGGTCGTAATGCACGCCGCTGATCTTTTCAGCGTCCTGCAGCAGGCGCTGCATTTCGGCCTGCGTGCCGCCGTAGCCCAGCTTGAGGTTGTCCAGCATGGTGTAGTTCTGCTTGGCAAAGCCCTGGTAGGCGTTCTGGATATCCTGCATATCTGTGCCCATCTTGTTGGCATTGTCGGCCATATCCACCATAGCCATGTTGGCCAGCTCGGCTGCAGCGTTGGTGTCGTGGCTCACGCTGGCCAGCAGGCTGGCCGCAAAACTGGTGGTCTGCTCCATGTAAGCGTTGGCGGAAAGACCAACGGTTTTATAGGCCTGTGCGGCGTAAGATTTCACCTTGTCGGCACTGTCTTTGAACAGTGTTTCCACGCCGCCCAGGCTCTGCTGTAAAGCACCGCCAGAGGCAATGCTTTCGGCCAGAATTTTGCCGATGCCAGCGGCGCTGATCACCTTGGCAACAGCGCCTACAAGTTTTTTGCCCAGCAGCTGGCCTGCGGCATCACCGGCTTTGGAGCTTTCGCCGCCCAGCACTTCGGTGATCTTGCCTTGGATGCCCTCGGCTGAGGGAACGATCTGCACATAGGCTTTTGCAAGCTCAATGCCATTTCCCATGCATTTCACCTCCTTTCTGCAGCACGAAGTGCCGCCTCAAATTCTTCCGGACTGTCAAAGCTCTGCACGGAGCTTTCCTCTTCGGGTGCTTCACTGCCCAGCAGGGCCTGGACGATGGACTTCGGCGGTTCCTCGGTGCTGCCCATGTACCGCTCCATCAGCCAGCGGATCGCGTGCAGGCTGTCTGCAATGGATGCCTGCAGCATCTGCTGCAACGTGTAGGGTTCGCCGTGCAGCAGCCGCAGGCTGCGGCTTTCCGGTGGAAGCCCGGCAGCCAGAGTGGCCGCCAGCCGCACGGGCAGGCTGCGCCAGTTCAGCACGTTGTAGTACTGGGCAAAATCGCAGATCAGAGCATCCTCATCCGCTGCGATCAGTTCGGCGAGGATGAGGAGTTTTTTCCGGGCTGGATAGAAACCATCAGTTCGATGATCTCACGCTCCACTGCAGTGGAGGGCACACGGCCTTCCGGGGTGCGCAGGTGGTCATACAGCTTCTTTTTACCCTCTTTACCCAGCAGCAGGGGGACCAGCCGGGAAATGGCAAGGGGGTTGCCCTCGTTCATTTCGTCCAGGGTGTCAACCAGTTCCATGTTGTCCAGACTGGATTCCTCCAGTTCGATCTCAAAGCCAGATTTGGTTTTTGCAGTGATCATGCCTGTACCTCCTTAGCGTTCTCAGTGGCGCTCTGGGCAGTTTTCTGCGGGCTGGCCGCAGCGCCCAAAATGTACTCGTAGTGGGTAAAGCCCGTAGTGTCCGCAATGGCGGTGAGGGTGGTCTGGTAACCCACGGCGCTGCTGCCAGAATAGACGATGTCGCCAACCGCGGTCACCGTAGCGCAGGGCAGTACGATGCGCTTTTTAGCGCCGCCCTTGAGCACCATATCCACCACATAGCAGCTGAAAGGCAGCTCGCTGGAACCGGCTTTGATGGCAATGCCGGTCTCCAGCGTGCCGGTCACGTTTTCATCACCGTAAACGGTCTTCAGCACTTCCGGATTCATGGCCTCGATCAGCGTGTACTGGAAGGTGTCGGGACGCTCGGTCATCAGGTTCAGCACCGTGTCACCGCCCCAGGCCGAAGTATTCTCGTTGGAAGGAGAGTTCGCGTTGGTCAGGCCGTCACTGGAAATGTAGCCCAGGGATTTGAAGGCTGCGTCAAGTTCGGTCTTGGCATCCGTGGGCAGAGCAGTGCCCAGCGGGGCGCGCCAGACTGCACCACCGACTTTGGGTTTTGCGGCGGTCACATTTTTTGCATCCATAAAATGCTCCTTTCTCATGTGTCGTAATAGGTAATGTCAAAAACAGCCTGATACCGGGGCAGTTTGCGGGTGGTATCAGGAAAGTTGTGTTCGGTGTTCAGCTCACATGCGGAAATTTCTGGCAGGGCATCGGCAGCCAGCATGGCCTGTACCACAAAATGGCTGAGCTGTGCTGCTGCATAGGTGCTGCTGCCGTAGGACTGCACCGCCAGCGTGGCCGTGTAAATGCCTTCGTCCGGGCTGTCACCGGTCTTTTCGAGGATACAAAAATTGCCGGAGGGCTTCTCCGGCATGGACATGTAACAGGAAAAGGCATTTTCCCGCAGGTAGTTCAAGATGGCTTCTTCGATCATTTCTTTCTCTGGTAGCTCCTCACTGTGATGACACGCCCATCTTTCAGGCGGCGCTTGTGCTCATGCACTGTTGCGCCGCTGCGGCTGCCGGAGACGGCTTTCAACAGGGTGTTGTTGGCAGAGTTATCGTCATAGGCTTTCTGGGAGATGGTCTCCACAACAGCCACGGCGCGGGTAGGGGCCACGTAGGATTCGTAGCCATCGCCGCAGCGGTCCTTCACGGTGTCGGCACGGTCTTTCAGCACCGCCTGCATCTCAGGGGAACGCAGCAGCGCCCGGATGCCGGGGCTGTTCAGCTCGATGCGGACCTTACTCAAACCGCACCACCTGCACCTTCTTGTTCCATCGCAGCGGGATCATGCTCTCGATGCCCTGCACAACGCCGCCGCAGGTGCGGAAGGTCTGACCAAAGAACTCCACCTTTGCATCCGTCCAGTCGTGGGTGTCACCCTTGGGGATGGCCAGCGTATAGGCCAGCCGCCGGCCGGTGAGCTGCAGTTCGGTGGTGATCTCCTCGGCAGAGGGTTCACCCACCAGCACATTGTGCACGGTGACAGGCGTTTCCTCATAAATGGGGTCGTGGAAGCGATCCTCGCCGGCCTGGGTCTTGGTATAGAGGGTGATGTCGATTCCTTTCAGCATAAATCCTCCAGAGGGCTGCGGGCACCGATGCGGCTACCGACGCCCAGCAGTTTCTTTTCCAGCTTGGAAAGGTACAGCTCACCGGAAGAGCCGCCGCTCATCGTCCAGCTCTGGCTGTAGCCCAGCGCCGTGGCAGTGCCCTGCGTGGAGCCTACGGGAAAGGATACGCCGCCCCCGCTGTCGCTCTCGCCCAGCTGGCGGCGCACCATCCGGCAGGAGACCAGCTTCTTGGCGTCTTCGCCTGCATCCGGGTTGTAGCTGTCGATGATCACGGCAGCTTCGCTTAGCAGGGCGGCACACTGTGTCTGTTCGTCTCGGGACAAGGCGCGAAAACCTGCTTCCACGTCCTGCACTTCAGCGTAAAGCATGGCGGCACCTCATCAGACGGCAGCCTCGGTGCGCTTGATGTACAGGGTCTGAGGTTTGGAGACTTTCAGACCATACACCTTGCGGCCCTGCACAGCGGATGCACCGATGTACTTGCCGGAGCCGGACAGGTCCTGCAGGTGCACCGGGGTCTGCCACTCCATGACGCGGTGACACCAGTTGGGGTGTCCGGCGATAAATTCCGTGGTGGTTTTCTTGCTGGCCACACGAGTAGTGGATTCGTAATCCATATTGTTGGACTCGAACACGTTGAAACCGGCGATACGGCCAATGACGCCCTGCTGCACCAACTCCTGAGACAGGTCGCCCTGCTTGATGAAGTGCTCATCCAGCATCAAAACCTCCAGATATTCGGGGGATGCAATGAGGAAACGTCCCTCGTTGGGCACGCCCTTACGGCCCAGGACACGCTTTGCCTCCAGTGCCAGCTTGTAGGCATTGGTCTCGGTTGCGGCAGTCTTGGTAGCGCTGATGGTAGCACCGACAGCACCCTCCAGTGCGTCGATGGACTTTTTATCCACGGACAGAGCCAGAGAGTAGCCAGCGCTGTCCAGACGGTCGGCCACGATGTCGTCCGGCACGCTTGCGGCATCGTAGCCATCGATCAGCTCGTTTACGGCTTCATCGTGGTCAATGTTCAGGTCCAGATAAGTGGTGGTGCCGACTTCCGCGTCCACGCCGGTGGCCTTGTTGTACTCCTTGACGGAAACCTCAGTGTCACGCACCGGGATCTTTACCTTGCCGGAAGTAGGGTCGCCTTCGTAGCGGCTGTTGAAAATGAGATTATCGCGGGTCACCAGAGTGTTGCGCAGCTTTGCGTCAACAAGGGAAGCCCATCGCTCCTGATTTGCGTGTGCCATAAGATGCCTCTCTTTCTCCGTGCAGAGCGCACGGATCAAACTTTCAGATTCGGATTCAGCTTTGTAAATGCAGCCAGAACGCCGTCCGGCTGACTGGGAACGTGATTCGGGGTCCCGCCGTCTTTGAGGATGGGATATCCGGCAGCCTGACCTTCACCAAACGCCCACGGGTTCGCTTTTGCGGCATCGTCCAGCGCCTTTGCAATGTCGGTGCTGCGGTCGGCAGAGCCCTTCAGGACGTCCAGATCCAGCAAAGCACGCACCGCCTTGACGCTGCGGCCCTTCCTGCCCAGGATGGCAGTGTCCAGAGCGTTGTCAAAGGCAAAGCCCTCGGCCTGCGCCTTCATGTCGTTCTGCAGCTGGGTGACCTTTGCCTGCAGCCCGGCTACATCCACGCCTTCAAAGGCTTTCAGGCCGTCCTGCGCGGTCTTGAGCTGGGCGTTTGCGTTGTCCAGCTGGGTCTGCAGGGCCGTGGCGGCAGACTTCTCCCGGTTGATGTCTGCGCCGTTCTCCTGCATGATCCAGTTGAGCTGCTCGTCGGTGATGCCGGGGATCTTGTTCTTCACGTCTTCACGCTTCATGGTGGAAACTCCTTTCGTGTGTGAGACCTCAGTTTTTTACACTGTTCTCTGTCAGTAATCCGGTCGTGGGCGGGATACGCGCCGCCCGCCGCATGGCACCGTTTGCAGGGCTCGAACCTGCCGCTTCCGGTTTTGGAGACCGGTGCTCTTCCAACATGAGCTAAAACGGCATAAAAAAGCACGGTGCAAAACTGCATCGTGCTTAAAAGTGGGCAAAAGAAAACCACGGTGCATGTGCATCGTGGTTCAATTACTGTTCCTGTTCCCAGGCCCAGTTTTTAAATTTATGATACGCTTTCAACGCTTCCTCAGGAACAGCAGAAAAGTCTTTTTCAAGAATCGCTGTACGGTAAGGATCAAACGTATCGACTAACTTTTGAATTTCCGGGGGATAACCCAATATACACATGTTACGTTCGCCTCCTTAACGACATAAATTCCGCCTCGACTTCATCAAAGCGGTCGCCTAAATACATATCAGCAGCATATTTGCTGATTTCTCCTACATTATCGCGCGTAATGCCAAGTTTGTCAATGCGTTCCCTGCACTTTTTGCACAGAGCATCGAGATACTCCCCGCGATTTTCGCGGGTGATCGTCCAGCCGGATTGCCGGAAATCCTCTGCCTGCTTCATGTGCCACATTTCATGAGCTTCAACGGCACCAGCACCGCCGGATGCTTCCTGCACTGCCTTCTTGCCGATGCTTTCAGCGTAGTAAACGATATTCACGCAGGGGTCATAGACGCCCACTGCACCGCGCAATTCGTCATCACTGACGATCACGATTTTAGGCTTGCGGTCAATGCTTACGCCCCAGTCGGTCAATGCGTGCTCTGTGTTCTGGTTGACCTCATGCAGTGCCTTGGGCTTGATAGACGCTTTATCTGAAACAAAAACCGGCGTTTTGTAAGATTCGACCTGCTTCACAGAGATTTCAACAGCTTCCGTTCTGCGGGTCAGTGTGATCTTACTTGCTGCACCCAGATCCTTGCGGTATGCCTGCGCTGCATACGCCGCCCTCTTTTGTGCATTGATGCGCTCCCGGTTGGCGGCGTAATCAATGCGGCGCATTTTGTTGATGTCGCCGCCCGCCTCACGATACTGCCGGTAATACTTGTCCGGATCGTACCCGGCAACTGTGGTGCGGTGGTCGAACCGGATGGCAAACTCACAGTCACAATGGGCGTGGATATGCTCCGCGTGCCCGCCCTTCAGCAGTTTCTGGCTGGCCTTCTGCCAACCATTGGACGCCAGCGTAATGCAGAAGGGGCAGGTGTCACCATGGGGCACCCATGCCCATTCCGCGCCGTCGCGAATGGCGTTTTTCAGGGTGGTGTCCGCACCGGCACGCTTGACAAGGCGGCTGACGCCGTTTGGCAGGTTGGCGGGGTTCTGGTCCTTGGTAGCGCTCACCATGCGGGCCACCTCGCCATAGCTGGCGGTAGCGGCAGGCTCTGCGGCGGGCACATACACGCCCTGCGCCTCGGCCAGTGCTTCATACATCTGGCAGGCCAGCTCTGCGCTGCCTTCACTGTACTTGGTCACCAGCCCGTAGGCGTAGGCCACAAGGCCGTCCGTGTCGGCGGTGCCGTGGGCGTCTATGTATTCCCGCATGAGCTGCCCGGCTTTCTGGTTCAGCCGGGACAGCCGGGTGATGTACTCATTCCACGTTTTCGCTGAGATCTGCATTTTCCATCTCCATCAGCAGCTTCTGACCGCGCGCCCGCTGCTCTTGCGCCTTGATGCGCCGGATGTCCGCCTGATCGAAGCCGATCATTTCCAGAAAGGTATCCGTCCCGGCAAACTCCTGCCGGGCAGATGCGATCTTGATAGCGGCATCTGCCGTCACGGCCACGCTGGGCATGGCCGGATTTCTAAAGTGCGCCATGATACCGGTTTCTTCTTCGGTCAGATCAGAAAGCTCACAGCCCCGTGCCACGGCCTGCGCCATGCAGGCAATGGTGCGCAGGGCGTCGCCGTTGCCGGTGTTCAGCTGCTGGGCCAGCAGCACCAGCGTCTGGCTCTGAGCAAGGATGGCATCGCTGCTGGTGGGGTTGGCGTCGTTCACCACGCCCACGTCGGTGACAGTCAGGCCGGTGGCCGCTGCAAACTGGGTGGCCGTCATGCGCATCTTCTCCACATGGGGCTGCAGGCTGCCCTGCGCCAGCTGGCCGAACTCCGGGTTTTCGCCGGTCTCCGGGTTGGAGGTGGCTGCGATGATTGCGCCGACATACTGTTTAAACTTATCGGCAGTGATAGCATCGTACTGTTCATCCGTCACACCGAGAATGTATTTCTGCGGGGTGGTGTCGAACTCCAGCGCAATGGTAGCGTTGGCGGCTGTACGCACATAATCATCGATCAATGCCCGGATGGGGCGTTTCAGGCGGCTGCGGCCAAAGGGTTTATTGTTGGTCGCATTCCAGATCAGCGGTTCCATCAACGGACGCTTCATCTGGTTCGGATATCGCTTTGCCGTCCAGATGCCGCCTTCCAGGCTTAACACAATGGTTGCATCGTCAGTGTAAAAGTTCACAAGGGATGGATTCCAGACATCAGCAACAGATTCATCCTGTGCAGTGTCGATGATGGAAAACCCATAGTCGATGCGACCTTTCTCACCATTCCAGCAGGCAGCTGCGGTGGCAGGAGAATTAAAACGGATGCGGCAGCCGATGTCCGAATCCTTGGAAAGGGTGGCAAACACGCAGCCGTACTTCAGCTCGTCCCTGCAGGCCTTGGCGTACTCGGCCACAAGGCGGTTATCCTTTACCAGCCGGGCAAGGCTGTCCAGATTGCCACCGCTGCCCACAAAGCCGTCAAACATGGAGCGTGCGGCCAATGCATCCACGGCTTTCTGTCCCCAGCTGCAGCCTACTTCCAGTTTGCTCAATCCTTTCGGCAAAGCGATACCAAGGCTGACATCCTGCAGTGTGATATGACCTTCGTAGTATTTGTCCTTGATAACATTGTTGCCCTGGTGGGTGTTATAAATATTGGTCAATTCCTGCAGCTGTGCCAGTTCTTCCGGTGTCAGGCCGTCCACACGGCCAAAATTCAAAATCTGCATGATGCTCCTTTCAGCCGATCTTCATTTTGCGGGTAGGGTCGCGACGGCTGGTCTTTGCGCCCCAGAGCGCCAGCGCGCAGGCTTCCACCGGCAGGCTGTTGTCTCCGCCAAAGCCGAAGCCGCCCGCGATGGGCCGTTTGACGGCGGTGACAGCGCTTTCGTCCAGCACCGTCTGAGGCTTATACCATGTCAGGGTGCCCTCGCTGATGCTGTTGGTAAAGCCGCTGACGGCGGCGATCACGTCCTTTGCGGATGGCCGGATCACCGAGTTCTTTGCCCGCCATGTGTCCTTGATGCGTTCCACCAGCACATCCACGCCGTTGCGGCCGTCAATGACCACACAGCTGGCCTTGCCGTACCGGTCGTTCAGCCAGTCGGCCAGCCATGTCAGGCCCTGACCGGATGGGCGCATCTCCAGCAGCGACACCCGCGCGGGGCCTTCTTTCGGGATCACCGCGCCGCACAGGCACACGGCGCTGCCGTCGGCGGAAAACTTGACGCCATAAGCAGTTTTGCCTTCGGGCTTTTCGTCCTCGCTGGCGCAGGCTTCCCATGCGGTGCGGTCGATGGCATAGTCCAGATGCTCCATGATCTCCGGGCTCCACCAGCCCAGCCGCTCCCGCGCAAAGGTGTCCGGGTCCAGCTGTTCCGCTTCGCCCTCGATGGTGGAGAACTGGATGCGCCGCCCCAGAGCCGGGTTTGCTGCGGCCCAGCGCTCCGGGTCCTTCACATCGCCGATCTCCGGCACCGAGAACTCGAACCATGCGGCCTTTTTAGCTTCGCCGTCCAGCGCACGTTTGCGCAGAGCACGGAACACAGTACCCACGGCATCCGGGCCGGGTGGTGTGCCCACATAGATGGTCTGCGGGTTCAGGCTGGCGGAAATGGCGGGCAGGAAAGAACCCTGCGCGGTCTCGTCCAGCTCCTGTGCCTCGTCAAAGATCAGCAGGTCGCCGTGCTGGCCGCGTCCGCCGTTGCGGGTGCGGGCCAGAAACTTGATGCGGGCACCGCTTTTCAGGATGATCTGCTCCCGGCCCAGCGCCGTTTTGATCTCGGCCACGTGGCGGCGCAGCTTTGGGCTTTCAAAAAAGGCCCGCATTTCCTCAAAGGTCTCGGTGGCGGTTTTCTGCAGGTGGGCGGTGTAAATGACCGTCTCATTGAACAGCAGCATCCCAGCCTCGGAGCGTCCCTGCACCAGCAGACTCTTGCCGTTCTGGCGGGGGACACTGCCGCCCGCCGTGGGCGCTGCCCATTTGCCGGAGACGGTGCGGCTCATCCAGTCGTCCAAAATGTTGCTCTGCCACGGATCCAGCACCGTGCCGCCAGCCCGCAGGATGCGCACGGCGTCCTGCCCGTCAGTCGCCGGATACTCCGGTGCGATACGTGCGGACGGCTCCTGACTTCCCATCATGCTCTCGCTGCGCGAGGATCGCGCCGATCTCGTCCGTGTCATTGTCTGCTCCTTCGATTTCTTCAATTTCCCGGATGGTTTCCCGGTATTGCTTGGTAAGCTGCGGCAAGGCACGGCAGTCCTCGCAGGCATCAATGCCCGAAGCCAGCACCTTGGCCAGCTGCTTGAGCTGCTCCAGCCGGGTGCCCCTGGCCGTGATACTTTTCATGGTCGCCATGGGCCAAAAACACCCCCTTCAAATTTTCCCTGTGTGTAAATCGGCGCTGACGGCACTGGGGGTCGCCGAGGGCGAGGGAGGGGTACCCTCCCCACCCTCACCAGCTGCCGTCTGAAACGTGCGGAATCCGCACGATTTTAGCCTGTTTTGGGCCGTTTTCGGCGGTTTTGTTGCCTTTCTGTGCATTGCAGAACCAATGTGCAGCCTGTAGATTCGACCAATCTTCCGCAGCGGCCCGCGCGGACGGGTAGCCGAACTGTCTCCACTTGGACACAGGCTTGATCTCGTCCACCACAAAGGACAAAGGATGCTGTGCATCAGAAGGCTCATCGTAATGGATTGGCCCGAAACGCCCATGACAGATGCCGCACTCGCAGCCCATTGCACGCAGCCGCGCACGGTGCTTGCGCCGCAACTGGCCGTTGGCATAGCGCGGATTGCCCATGCTGCACACCTCCTTCTGATGGGGAAAAGCCCGCACACATCAGTGCAGACCGGATGCTCCCTGCGCCTTTCCGGCACACCCCGGGGCTTTTTTCAGGGGCGGGGTATCTGCAGGAGGGGCAGGGTATAAAAAGACCCCGGGGTGTTTTGCAAGCCCGGGGGTATCAAAAAAGCCGCCCGGAAAACCGAACGGCAGGATTTCGCGGTCAGTGCGCAGCTGCCCACAACAGCAGCTTACTGGGCAGGATGGTAAGGCACCCGCTTGGCTGTATGCTGCCACGCACTGAAGATGATGCTACAATGACCTGTATCTATTCTATAGCAGCCCGCCGGGGTGCAGACCCTGACGGTGCCACAGGATAGCAAAATAAGAATTGCCCAGCTGGTACATTCAGGCTGTTGGTCGGTAAGGTGTTTCCCTGTCGCAGCCGGGCAATACAAAAGCCGCAGGTGGCCGGTGTGCTCCGGTTCCTTACGGCTTTTGCAGTTTAATATTATCAGCTGGTTAAGGTGCATTCAAGTCCTGATTCGTCCATTTTTGTCCAGATTAGTCCAGATTAGTCCAGATTGGTCTATTTTAGTCCAGATTAGTCCTGACCTTTCACTTGTAGGCTCTCGATTGCCTGCCGGTGGTGAGCCAACACGGCACTCCTCGACAAGTTTGTCCCCTGCATTATTTCGCTCCAGCTCTGGAATTTAATGTATTTGCGGAATAGGATATCACGATCACACAGGTCGGCCAGCGTGTTCAGTGCTGCCATGACTTCCTCATAGATCTCGTCACAGATAGCAGCCTGAGCGGTTACGCGTTCTTCTGCCTCTTGGATGCGTTCAACCGCCCTCGGCAGGGCTTGACCGTCACCGGCCCCGCCGGGGATAGGAGAAATATTCTGAGTTGTGCGCCCGGCATCTGTCTTTGCTGTTTTCAACTGCTGCAGACGAAAGCCGAACAGCTGCCGGGCTACCTTGTAACGTTGTAGCCATTCCTTTTTTTCTTCATAGGTCATCGGACTGCATCCTCCTTTATCCTCTATTCAGTTCCCCACTGCTCTGCCATAGCGTGGGCAATGCCGGGGAACGTTTTGGCCCTGTTTTTTGCGCGGTCTTTTGTAAACATTCCGCGGTGCTGATCCCCGTGCTTTGTAGAATACGATCCAGACGGGCACCATGTGGCCACAGGTTTGACGATCTGTGTTGGTTTCAACGGGTCAAGTCCTTTCAGCCACAGACAGGTTTTCTTTGTGTACGGATGCCCGTACTCATACGGTTGCACGGTCTGGGTATATGGTGGCAGGCAAAACACTTTGCTTGGCACCGGATTCTCTACGCAGATCTTTGGGATATCTGCCCACCAGAACCTCATAAAAAGATCGCGACCTTGGATGCCTTTTATCACGCGCTCTTCTTGGAGTTGATGATCTTTCCAGAGATGCCGTGCTCCGGCATTGCTCAGATATGTGCAGGGCGGGTGTGCAATGAGCAAGTCCCAAGCATCGATATAATGCCCTTTGTCATCCATCGTCTCAATTTGTCCCCCCCCTCAGGGGCAACAAGGCATCGCCAAGGACGTGCCACTCTGGATGCCCGCCGGACGGCTCCTGAATATCACAGGAGTAGGCTTCGTGTCCCTTGGCGCGGAACGCCTTGCACACCTCCTGCGATTCCTCGCAGGCTATAAGTACACGCATTTCAGTTTCCTCCGTATGGTTCCGGCAACTTTGCCCACGCAAGGACTTTGCGCCCGCTGGTGTGCAGGTCGCCGCGCCACTTTCCATCAATGGTGCAATCAGTGACTACATAGCGCCTGCCGCCGGGCACCTCAAATGTGACAAGAACCTCGCCGGAGGTCATTTCAAACATTCCGGGCCGCCATTTATCGGTGTCCTTAAACTTGTAAAAGATTGATTCATGCTCGGGCGGTTTTCCGTACTGCCAGTTCGGCCAGCGTTCAAATTCAGCCGCCGGGCGTACTTCAATGCGCTTCTTTTCACTCATTGCTCAACCCTCTCCCTCAGCCACTTCATGCTCATATCGTGATCGATAAAATCCAGCGTCAGGCTGTGCTTGATGCCACACCCCATGTAGGTATAAATCAACTCCATGTCATCCTCTGAAAAATCAGTGTCCAAATTCGTTTATCTCCTGTTTACCACCCCGCCGGGCCATCCTCATGGTCTGCGGGTATAAAATCATCCTCGTTGTAATTTTCGGACGGATCAGGCGCGGGCTGCCACTCATGATACTGAGGCTGCCACCACATGGGCACCCGGCCTGTTTCACCCTCTCGGTTTTTGCTCACCCGCAGGCTGACCTCAAAATAATCATTCGGCCCCTGCAGGCGGCGCTCTCCTGTAACCTCGCTCTCAATGAACACGACGGCATCCGCGTCCTGCTCAATGGTGCCAGAGCCGCGCAGATCTCCCAGCGCTGCCTTTTTGGCTCCACCGTTCCGGTCGGTGCTGCGGTTCAGCTGCACCAGTTCCACGATGGTGATGCCGGTTTCCATGGCCAGCTCTTTCAGCTGACGGGTCACGTCTGCCAGTCGCTCATACTCCTTGCGGCCCGGGTGAGTGTCCGCAATCAGGCCGATATGGTCGATAAAGACGATCCGGGGCCTGTACTTCATGACGCGGGCGCGGATATCGTCCACGGTCATGCGGGTGCCGTCATCGTAGATCATACCGGTGTGGCCCTTGATAAGGGCAAAAGCGTTGTTCAAGCTCTCCCGCTCCTCCTCGGTGATCTTGCGGTCTCTCAGGCGTGTGCTGTTTATGCGGGTCAGCTTGGACATGGTTCTCATCATCAACTTGCGCCGATCCTCTTCCATGGTCAGGTAGTAGGTCTGGACGCAGTTGCTCAGGCGCAGGGCCAGAGCCAGAGCGAGGTCTGTTTTACCGTGGCCGGGACGGCCTGCCAGCACCGTGACCATCTTTTCCCCAAACAGTCCCAACTCGTCCAGTTCGCGCCATGCCATTTTGACGCTGGTGTCCGGCTTTTGCAGCCATCGCATGGTTTCGTCCCAGACCTCAGAAAAATCCTTGACGTTTGCGTCCACGCTCTCCCGGCGCAGGTGATCCTGCACTTTCAGGGCTTCGCTCATGTCCCGGCAGATGCTGTCTGCGTCCGCTGCGCTCAGTGTCACGCTGGTGGCTAGTTCCACCAACAGGCGCTTGCGGTAGTCCTCCATCACCAGCGCTTCGTAGTCCTGCACATGGCTGATGGTGGGCACGGTCTCTGCTGCCAGCACGATCAGAGGCCGGAAGTCTGTGCCCAGCATCCGCTCCAGTATCACGGCATCCACGTTATGTCCGGTATCCAGCTGCAGCTTGATAGCTCCAAACAGCTGCCTGTATGGGCCATCCTCAAACATCGCCGGTGTCAGACGCTCCACGGTAGCCTTGCAAGCCGCCGGGTCAAGGATGGCAGCCCCGATCACAGCCAGCTGATGCTGCTGTGCCGTGGTGATCTTGCTGGCACTCATGCGCTTATACCTCCCAACAAATCCGCAAGGGTCATGTCCTTGGTAATTTTGCGGGGCTTATCCGGCGCAGGCTGCGCATTATGTACTGTCGGGGCCTTGTCCACAAAATCCTTGACGGCAAACACGCCCGTCCAGCCGTTTTCTACGCTCTGATTCAGCATTGCAATGGCGTACCCGGTGCGATCCTGAACGCCCGACTCTTCAACCAGACGCTTGATGGACTTGCAGATTTTCTTTGCCACCAGAGGCGTCCACAGCTTTTTCTTGTCCTTCTTGGCCAGCTCACGCCGGTGCTGGTCAAAATCCATCAAAGCGTCATACAGCCCGCCGGGGCCGCCGCGGGAAAACTCGTCAAAGACCTCGGCCACGGTCAGACTGTCCGGCTCCTCCCGCGCCCCTGCGCGGGGTTTATTATTATTAGCTTTCTCTCTAGTATTCTTGGGTTGCATTTTGCAACCGGTCGGAGTTGCATTTTGCAACTGGTCTGGGTTGCATTTTACCACCGGTTGCGTTTTACCACCGGTTGCATTTTGCAACTGGTCAGATGCCGCCGGGCAGGCAGGGACAGTGTTGGTTGCATACCGGTTGACAATCACGTTGCCCTCTTTCTCCTGCCATTTGCGCAGCAGCCCTTTGTTTTCCAGATTGCGCAGCACGCGAACGGCAGTAGTCTTGTCAACGCTCAGCCACTCCATGACATACTGATAGGAGCCATAAAAGCATGACTGTTCGTCCTGAGAAAAGCCGTAGATCAGGGCATAAGCCAACAGCTCATTGCCTTTCAGGTGCAGATCCGTGACCATCCAATCTTGAATTGTGAGGTAACTTCCTTTTTTCATGGCGATCCATCCTCCAGAGGGTTAAAACGGCAGGTCGTCGCTGTCGTCGATCACTGCAAAATCGTCGCTCTCGGAATGCTCCGGCGCGG